CAGACACGGCGTCTGCTGGCCGTCTATGGCTACGCTGATGGATGTGAGCAGCATGAAGAGCCGCACGTCAGTGCATCAGAGCGTCAAGAAGCTCAAGAAGCTGCGCTACATCAGGCAGCTAAACCCGAAGGATTATCAAGAGACAGCGAGTGGCTGGCACAGCAATCGCTATCAAGTGTTATGGGATGGAGACGAAGTATTGCCTAGTTGGGAAGATGTACAATCTGCAAAGCCGTTGCAGTTACGCAGAGACAATGAGGACGCACCCGAAGAGATAGGGGGTCTGGGGGATTTACAATCGCTCTCTCACGCGCCCGGCTTGGCCGGTCGAGGCCAGACAAAGTTAACCGAAATCGAGTTAACTTCGAGGAACCTTGCCCAGACTTACATCCGCGCAGTGATGCGGGCGACCGGGCAAGTGCGGCTGATCGACAACGAAATGTCACACGCTCGGCGGCTGGCGAATGCTGGCTTTACTGCGGCTGATGTCGAGGCTGCGACGCTGAATACCTGCGATAAAGCCATCGAGCGCCGGGCTGGTGTGCCATCGCTTTATGATGTGGCAGTGGGGATGGGGCTATGACGTACACGACAGCAAACGTTGGTTTGTCGGTGTACGGCGCGGGCGGCGACGATGCCCGGCCATATAAAAATCGACCCCTTGCCCCCCGCCCCTCCCATCTATCGATAGGGGGTGCCACACAAAATTTTCGTTCAAAAGCGTCACAGCGTCATAACGTTATAACGTCAAAACGCTGCACCGACTGCGACAACGGCTTCATCCGCGAGCCGGACGGCTATGGTTGCGTCCAGTGGACATCGTGCTATTCTTGTGGGGGAACGGGAGAGGCCGATGATATATGAGGGCGATGGATCATTTGAGCGTAAGCTGGCGAACAGCCAATGCCCGCTCTGTCGCAGCTTGATCGAGTTACGGCGCGATGATAAGCATAAGCGCGAATATAAATGCACTGGCTGCAACTTAAAGATTATTGACGTTAAAGGGGATACTGAAGAATGAACAGATACGAATTACTAGACGCCGCCAAAGCCACTGTCGCTGATCGTGGCGAAGATTACGGCAGCATATGGGAAAATCACGAGCGTATCGCCGTTATATGGACGACGCTGCTTGGCATACAGATTGAGCCGGAGCAGGTCGCTATGATGATGGTTGGCGTGAAGCTGGCTAGGCTGGCTGCGACGCCAGAACATCAAGATAGCTGGATCGACATAGCCGGTTATGCCGCAACAGGATCGGAGTGTTTGAGTGTCAGACAAGCTAACGATTAGGCAGCAGCGGGCGGCGCTCGCGGCTGACGATGAGGGTCGCCGCGAGGCTGTGGTGCAAGAGTTAGAGGCGATTGGTGCCGGTGAGGCGACTGACGTTATCCAGTGGGATGATATGGGGCGGGTGACGCTGACGCCCAGTGATCAGTTGTCGGAGCGGGCGAAACGCTCGATTAAGAAAGTCAAGGTTACGCCCAATCAGTTTGGCAATACGATTGAGGTTGAGATGCACGACAAATTGTCTGCCTTGAGGCTATTGGCGAAGCATCGCGGGTTGTTAGAGCCAAATAGTGACAGCCAGAAACCTAGTATGATTGGTATCAACATTACTGGGCCAACGACTAAGATTGTGGAGATTGACGGCGATGGCTGACGTAATTGACATAAAGGAATATTTCAGCGTTAGATTTTTTAAGCGGGATATATTGTGTGGTTATTGCTCACGGCTGACTAGGGGTCGGGTGTATGATGGCGGCGAGGCTATTGTTTGCACTGAGTGCGGCGGGCCTATGCTTGAGTTAGAGAGCGACGATTTTAATGATAATATGACTATTATTTTTGACCCAGAGGCGTAGAATGGCGCGATCATCAAGAGCAACTGACAGATCACCCCGGCGTAGGAAAGAGCCTACCACTGACGCGCTTGCGGGTCTGAATTTGGATTTTTCTGAAAGCCCGACGGTATGGGATTTTTTAAACGACGACAGTTTTGTGCGTGGTCTGATGGGGCCAGTCGGCTCTGGCAAGACATTCGGTTCGTTAGCGGAAGTGATGTTGAGGGCGGTGAAACAGGAACCGTCGCCGATCGATGGGATCAGATATACTCGGTTTGCAGTTATCAGGAACAGCTACCCAGAGTTACGCACGACCACGATTAAGACGTGGCAAGAGTTATTCCCTGAGAATGTTTGGGGGCCGATGCGCTGGTCGCCGCCGATCACCCATCACATCAAGCTGCCGCCGCGTGATGGCGCGGCTGGGCTTGATTGTGAGGTGATCTTTTTGGCGTTGGATCAGCCGCGTGACGTGCGAAAGCTGTTGTCGCTTGAATTAACCGGCGGCTTCATAGATGAGGCTCGTGAACTCCCGAAAGCGGTGGTTGACGGTTTAACGTCGCGTGTCGGTCGTTACCCGACGCGGGCGAATGCGGGCTGCACTTGGCGCGGCGTGTGGATGAGTACCAACCCAATGGATAGCGATCACTGGTGGCACCAGTTAGCTGAGAAGAACCCCATTCGCGGAAAATATCCTTGGAAATTTTACAAGCAGCCCGGCGGTGTGGTCGAGGGTACGAAAGAACATGATAACGCAATATTTGCGGCTGATAAATATTGGATCAATAACCCGAAGGCCGAGAATACGAATAATCTGCCGCCCGGCTATTACGAACAGCAGTTAGCCGGTAAGAGCATTGACTGGATACAATGCTACGCTGGGGCGCAATATGTGTTTGTGCAAGACGGCAAGCCTGTCTGGCATGAGTTTTCTGATAGCCTGATGTCGGCTGACGTGCGCATCGAGGAAGGCTGGCCGGTGCATATTGGGCTTGACTTTGGTTTGACCCCTGCGGCTGTCTTTGGGCAGAAGATGCAAAATGGGCGGTGGCACGTCGTGCATGAGTTAGTCGCGTTTGATATGGGCTTGGAAAGGTTTTGCCATCACTTGTTGGCTGACATACAGCAGCACTTTCCAAAGTCGGACGTGCTGATCTGGGGCGATCCGGCGGGCGTCAAGCGCGACGAGATATTTGAGGTCACGGCGTTTGAGCATTTACGCACAATGGGGCTTCACGCTAGGCCGACCAGCACCAACGATTTTATGGTGCGGCGCGAGGCTGGCGCTATGCCGATGAATAGGCTGATCGACGGCAAGCCGGGGCTCTTGGTTAATCGTTCTTGCGCAAAGGTGCGTAAGTCGCTGGCTGGCGGGTATCATTTCAAGCGTATGGCCGTCGGGTCTGGGCAAGAGAGGTTCCGCGATGTGCCGAATAAAAACCAGCACTCGCACGTCGGCGATGCGTTTGGCTATTTGATGCTTGGCGCTGGCGAGGTGCGGAACATCACGCGCAACAGCCAGTTCAGCAAGCAGTTTAAGCAGGCCACAGCCAATATGGATTTTAGCATATTCTGATGTGGCAGCGCGAAATAACGAACAATCGTCAGGTTCAGATCGTGCCGTTTCACTGGGCGCACCCCTACGCAATGGATTTGCGCGAGTTTGACAAGCGGGCGTTTGACAATATTCCGAATTATCAGGATATGCTAAAGGCGTTTCAAGCCGAGGGCGGCGCAGTTACCGCGCTGTGGCGCGGCAAGATCATCGCTTGCTTGGGTTGCAATAATATGTGGCCGGGCGTCTCCGAGGCTTGGATGATAACATCTATAGAATTTCCTAATATATCTGTGACAGTAACTAGGGCAGCTATTAGATATTTCAATAAGATTGCTATAGAACATAAATTAAAAAGATTGCAAATCACTGTCGACGTGGAAAACGAGCTTGCGATGCGCTGGGCAAAGATGTTAAAATTCACGCCAGAAGGCGTCATGCGCAAATATGGTGCGGGCGGTATAGATCACATGATGTTCGCAAGGATTTACGAATGAGCAATCTTTTCAAGCCTAAAATGCCAGCGATGCCAAAGCCGGAGCAAGTCGCGCCAGAGGTGACTGCCGCACAGAAACGGCAAGAGGAACGCCTTGAGGCGCAAGAGCAATTGCAGGCAAGGCAGCTTGCGGCGCGTCAACGCGCACGTCGTATGGGCGGCACTCGTATGCTGCTGTCAAGCATTCGCGGCGGTACAGCCGAAGATCAATCAACATTAGGATCGTAATTATGGGCGCGTTTAAAAAACTTATGGGCATGAAGGTTGGCGGTAAAACCGTTGTTGAAAAGATAAAAGAAGAAACAGCGCCAAAGCCTGCACCTATTACCCCGGAACAAACTGAGGCGCAACAAGGCGCAGCCGCAGCAAGAAAACGCCGAAATCGCCGTATGGGCGGCCAGCGCAGTTTGCTTTATGCAACAAGGTTGACTGGTGCGCCAGAAGATGAAACTCGGCAATCAACATTAGGATAGTAATATGAGCAATGTAGTTAAAAAAGTTGGCGGCGCAATTGGAATTGGCCCAAAGAAAAAAGCACCCCCAGCTGCGCCCCAACCACCAGCACCGCCTACAAATGGGTCAATTCCAAAAACCCCGACTGAGCCTGAGCAAACAAAGGAACAAGCTGGCGCAGCCGCAGCAAGAAAGAAACGCGGCGGCAGAGTAGGCCGGCGCGGTTTGCTTTACGCCAGCCGTTTGGGTGGACGTGGCGGCGGTCGCGGTGATACTCAAGACACGCTTGGGTCAGCCTAGTGCCGCTGGCTAAAGGCAAATCCAAGAAAGCCGTCAGCAAAAATATATCTATGCTGCGGCGCGAAGGCAGACCATTGAAGCAAGCTATCGCCATTGCAATGCAAGAGGCGGGAAAGGTGAAAAAGAATGGGTAAGAAAAAAGGCAAGGGTTACGGCAAGTAATGGAAAAGAAAAAAGAGGTTTGGGATAAAAAGCGGCCAAAAGGCTTGGGCAAGCCAAAGGGTTTAAGCTCGGCACAGAAGCGCAAGGCTATGCGGGCGGCAGCAAAGGCTGGGCGTCCATACCCAAATCTAGTTGATAATATGAGGGCAGCGCGTGGCTAAAACACCAGCTTGGCAACGGTCTGAGGGCAAGAACCCATCCGGCGGCTTGAACGCCAAAGGCAGGGCTTCAGCTAAAGCCGAGGGCATGAACCTAAAAGCGCCAGTCAAGTCTGGCGACAATCCGCGCCGCGCATCATTCTTGGCTCGTATGGGCGGGATGCCGGGGCCGGAATATAAGAATGGCGAACCAACGCGCTTGCTCTTGTCGCTTCGCGCTTGGGGCGCAAGCTCCAAGGCAGACGCCAAGAAAAAAGCCGCAGCTATAAGCAAAAGGAACGAAGCCAGTGCATAGTGTTGAAGATATCCTAAAGCGTCACGACGTGGCGCAGCGTCGCAAAGATAACTGGCGTCAGATTTACGAAGATTGCTACGAGTTCGGCTTGCCGCAGCGCAATCTTTACGATGGCTATTACGAGGGTGGCGGCTCTCCGGGGCAAAACAAAATGGTGCGCGTGTTCGACAGTACCGCCATCAATGCAACGCAGCGCTTTGCAAACCGCATCCAATCTGGCCTGTTTCCACCTTACGCGCCGTGGTGCCGCCTAGAGCCGGGGCCAGAAATCCCAGAGGATCGCCGCATTGAGGCGCAGATTGCGCTGGATATGTATGCCGACACAATGTTTAGCGTATTGCGCCAGTCTAACTTTGATTTGGCTATGGGCGAGTTCTTGCTGGACTTGGCTGTTGGCACCGCTTGTATGCTGGTGCAGCCCGGTGATGATTTGACGCCAATCCGCTTTACTGCCGTGCCGCAGTACCTTGTCAGCATCGAGGAAGGTGCGCACGGCAAAGTCGATAATGTTTACCGGCGTATGCGCATGAAGGGCGAGGCCATCAACCAGCATTGGGCTGATGCAGAAATCCCGCCACGCTTGCAGCGCATGATTGACGACAAGCCAACAGAAGAAATCGAGCTTGTTGAGGCGACCTTGTATGACCCAGAGGAAGGCGATTATTGCTATCACGTCATCTGGGCTGAAGGCAAAGAAGGCTTGCTAATGCGCCGCATGAAATCGTCGCCTTGGATTGTGGCGCGTTACATGAAGGTCGCTGGTGAGGTTTACGGTCGCGGGCCTTTGGTAACGGCCATCCCGGACATCAAGACGCTGAATAAAACGCTAGAGTTGCTGCTGAAAAACGCCAGCTTGTCTATTGCCGGTGTTTACACGGCTGCTGACGATGGCGTTCTAAACCCGCAGGCAATTCGCATTGCGCCGGGTGCAATTATCCCTGTTGCGCGTAACGGCGGGCCGTCAGGCGAGAGCTTGCGGATGTTGCCGCGCTCTGGTGATTTCAACGTGTCGCAGATCATCATCAATGACTTGCGCATGAACGTAAAAAAGATTTTGCTCGACGACACACTGCCGCCCGACAATATGTCAGCCCGGTCTGCCACAGAGATTGCAGAACGCATGAAGGAACTGGCACAGAACCTTGGGTCTGCCTTTGGTCGTCTCATAACAGAAACAATGGTGCCGTTGATTAGCCGCATCCTATATGTGATGGATGAGCGCGGCATGATTGAGATGCCACTGCGCGTCAATGGGCTAGAGGTAAAGGTAACGCCGGTCAGCCCGATTGCGCAGGCTCAGAATATGGGCGACATTGAGAAAATTATGCAGTGGGTGCAAATGTCGTCAGCCCTTGGCCCAGAGGGTCAGATGGCTGTCAAGACTGGCAGCATTGCAGATTACGTTGCTGACAAGCTCGGCATCCCAGCGAGCCTACGCACTACGCCAGAGGAACGCGCCGAGATGATGCAGCAGGCAATGGAAGCCGCCCAGATGGCGGCGCAAGCAGAGGCGGGCGAAATGCCGCAAGGTGAGGCACCGCCAGAAGGGGTGTAATATGAACGCGACAGGGTGGGAAGGTCTACAAAACGTAGACCCGACAATTGCAGAAAAACAGCAAGTAGATAAAGACGACGTTGATCGTCTCTATTTGCGCGTATTCGCCAGTGACGATGGGGCAAAGCTGCTCACTCATCTAAGGTCACTGACGATAGAGCAGCCGACGTGGTATCCCGGCGAGGACGCCTCACACGGTTATGCTAGGGAAGGCCAGAATAGTCTGGTCAGAGAAATTGAGCGGCGCATGAAAAGAGCGAGATCACTATGAACGAAACTGATGGCCTGCTGGCCGATGCTCAAATTGAGAGCGACGATAACCAGCAGCAAGCAGAAGAAACAATCTCACACATCAAACCTGATAATGAGACGGTTGCAAGTGATGCAGTTGCATCTGAAGAGGCTGATGCCCGGCCAGAGTGGTTGCCGGAAAAGTTTAATCAGCCGGAAGATTTGGCAAATGCCTATGCTGAATTGCAAAAGAAATTTAGCCAAGGCAAGCACAAAGCCCCAGAGGAATATGATGATAGCGTATTTAAAGAGGCAGGCATCCCAGAGGATGACGAGCTTTACGCTACATACAAGGACTGGGCTAAAGAGAATGGCGTAAGCCAGTCAGCATTTGAAGAGCTTGCCAGCAAGTTCATCTCAATGGCTGGCGATGAGGCAGAGGCCGCAGAGATTTCGTATAAGGAAGAATACGAAAAGCTCGGCAAGAACGCCGACGTTGTTATTAAGTCAATGACAGACTGGGCGTCGGGGTTGGTTCGCAAGGGCGTCTGGTCAGCGGATGACTTTGAAGAGTTCCGCATTATGGGTGGCACGGCGCAAGGCATGAAAGCCTTGCAAAAGGTTCGTAATTACTACGGCGACAAAACCATCCCTGTTGATGTCGGGCCTGCCGCTGGTGCGCCGTCAAAAGATGAATTGATGTCAATGGTCGGAAAGCCAGAATATCAGACCGACCCGGCGTATCGTGCCAAGGTTGAAAAGCTCTTTGAGCAAGCCTACGGTAACGATGAATATTCAACAATCTAACCAATTGCAAGGGTTGTTTACAGCCCTTGCTTTTTCTTATACAATCCCTATTGACAGATACCCGCTTTGCGGCCTGTTTGACCCGCTTGGGGGCGTAGCGTATATGCCCAAGCCGCAGCCCTTTTAGGATACCTGTTTGGCGTCAAATCGTGTTTTAACTTTTACAAAGGAATAGAGAAATGGCTGTAGGCGTTTCCAATGCTTTTGTACAGTTGTTCGATGCCGAGGTTAAACAGGCATACCAAGCGCAACGCGCCCTTGCTGGCGTAGTGCGTGAGCGGACAAATGTCGAAGGCTCTCAGGTCAAGTTCCCAAAAATCGGTAAGGGAACCGCGACCATTCGCGTACCACAGACAGACGTAACACCTCTGAATGTGTCTTACTCACAAGTAACCGCAACAATGTCAGACTACATTGCTGCTGAATACTCAGACATCTTTTCACAGCAGAAAATCAACTTTGATGAGCGTCGTGAATTGGTGCAGGTAGTGTCAGGTGCAATCGGGCGTCGTATGGATCAGCTAGTGATTGATGCGTTGTCTGGCTCTGGTACATCATTGACTGTTGCTACAACAGTTGGTGGCGCGGGTACAAACATGAACCTTGCTAAGTTGCTTGAGGCTAAAGAGCTTCTCGACACTGGCAACGTACCAGCACAGGATCGCTGTATGCTGATCCACGCATCAGGTTTGGCTGCATTGCTTGACGACACCAAGATCGCATCTAGCGATTACGCTGCCGTTAAAGCTCTTGTTCAAGGCCAGCTTGATACCTTCCTTGGCTTTAAGTTCATCACAATTGGCGACCGCGACGAAGGCGGCCTGCCAAAGCCATCAACCCGCACCTGCTTTGCATTCCATAAGGATGCAGTCGGTATGGGCATTGGCATGAACCAAAAGACTGAAATCAACTACGTTGCTGAAAAGACATCGTTCCTTGTAGCTTCAATGTTCTCTGCTGGTGCAGTAGCCATTGACGCCGAAGGTATCGTTGCCATCAGCGCAACTGAATAGAAAGGAGTTTAGACAATGGCTTTCTCTTCAGCAGGTTGGAACGTGATCGGTGCAGCTAAAAAAGGCAACGCACCATCAATGTACACTTACACATCAGCAGACGCGATTGCGACTGTGAACACAGCGGGTTATTTCAATGATCTGTCAGACACTCTGGCAGTCGGCGACGTGATCTTTGTTCACGACAGCGCGACACCAACACTGTCAATTGTGATGGTGGCGTCAAACGCTTCTGGTGTGGTCGACGTGACCGATGGCACAGCCATCGCAATGACCGACACAGACTAATAATAGTGGGGCGGCGCAAGCCGCCCCATTTCCCCATTTTGGAGTGGCGTAATGGCGCAGGGCGATACCAAACTATCTATATGTTCCGAGGCTCTGATCATGCTGGGCGCTGCCCCGCTTTCATCGTTTGCGACTGGCACCGATGAAGCACAAATCGCTGACCGCCTCTATGACGACGTGCGCGATACCCTCTTAATGCAATATGCTTATTCTTGGTCAGTCAAAAAGGTCAGGCTCGCGCAGCTTGCCGGTACGCCGATCAACGAGTGGAAATATACTTACGCTTTGCCCGGCGACATCCTTGGCAACCCAAAGGCTATATTTAACACAGGCGCAATTGGTGCGCTGCCGGTGCGTGACTTTGAGGTTTACAGCCTCGGTCTTTACACAAATTACGAAGATGTCTGGATTGATTATCAGTTTCGCCCAGAGCCTGCCGCTTTCCCGCCATATTTTGTGCGGTTGTTAAAGATGGCGCTCGCAGCAGAATTTGCCGAGCCTATCACTGATCAGATTACCAAGGCTGATTATTACCACGAAAAAGCATATGGTGCGCCAGCAGAAAATATGCGCGGTGGTTTGGTGCGCGTTGCCATTAACATTGACGGCGCTGACCGGCCAGCACAGCAAATACAAGAGTTCCCGATCTCAGACATAAGGTACTAACATGAGCCGCATCATTCAGATACAGAATGATTTTACGGCTGGTGAGCTTGATCCAAAGCTGCGGGCGCGTACTGATATCAGCCAATATAAATCTGGCCTATCAACAGCCAGAAATGTCAGCATCCAGCCGCAAGGCGGCGCAAAGCGTCGTGACGGCACAAAGTTTGTTGCCGAGCTAGACAGCGGCGCGGCTGATGCAGTGCGGATGGTGTCGTTTGAGTTTAGCGTCTCCGACAGCTATATGCTGGTATTCACGCCCGGCAAAATGTATGTGTTTAAAAACGGCGCACAAATTACAAACATCAATGGCAGCGGCAATGACTATTTAACGATTGCCAGCCTGACTAGCGCAATTTTGCCGCAAATGAACTGGGTGCAATCCGCTGACACTGTGATTGTCGTGCATGAGGATTTGGAGCCAGTCAGGATTTTGCGCGGTGCAACAGACAGCGATTGGACGGCCAGCACAATCACGTTTAGCTTTGTGCCTAAATATGCCTTTGATATCGACACGCACATCCCGGCTTACAATATTACGCCGAGCGCAACATCAGGAAACATAACGCTAACCGCATCTGGCGTCACGACCGACACCGGCACAGCGCAGGCTGGCGGCGCTAATACAATTACGCTAAAAGCGGCCACTAGCTACACAACAGACGACGCGCCAAACGGTATGTTTATTCGGATTACCGGCGGTACTGGCGCTGGTCAGGTGCGGCACGTTGAGGATTACGTCGCGTCAACTAAGGTGCTGACAGTGTTCCCGGCTTGGACAACCCAGCCTGATGCGACCAGCCAGTATAGCGTCAAGGCGTTTGGCACGGCTATGGTTGATGAATTTGTCGTGGCTTTAAATGGTTTTGGCCGTGCGCGTATTACTCAATATGTCAGCGACACTGAGGTTAAGGCATACGTCGAAATACCATTCTTTGACACTAGCGCAATCAATGCTGGAGACTTTGAGACAGAACACGGTTACGAGAACGTCTGGTCATCGACACGCGGCTGGCCGCGCAGCGTCACATTCCACGAAGGCCGTTTATATTTTGGCGGCAGCAAGCAGCGCCCATCAACTATCTGGGGTTCGCGGGTTTCTGACTTTTTCAACTTTGATAAGGGCGAGAGCCTCGATGATGCGGCTGTTGAGGCGACGCTGGACACTGGCACATTTAACGCCATTGTTGATATTTACTCTGGGCGTCACTTGCAGATATTTACAACCGGCGCTGAGTTTTATGTGCCGCAAACGCTAGACACGCCGATCACGCCAACAAATCTGATTGTCAAACAGCAGACTGCATTTGGCGCAAAGGCCGGGCTGCGGTTGCAGAACGTGGACGGCTCAACGCTGTTTATTCAGCGTCAGGGCAAGGCGATCCAAGAGTTTATCTTTAGTGACGCGGTGCAGGCTTACACGTCATCAAAGATATCTTTGCTGTCATCGCATCTGTTAAAGACCCCAGAAGAAATGGCGGTTCGCGTTGCAACGTCAACTGATGAGGGCGACCGCCTGATGCTGGTAAATGGCGACGACGGCAGCATTGCCTGCTATACATTGCTGCGCAGCCAGAACGTCATTGCGCCGTCAGAGTGGACAACCGATGGCGAGTTTATAAATATCGGCGTTGACGTTGATGATATTTATGTTGTGGTAAAGCGTAACGTAAATAGCGCCGATGTTTATTATGTTGAGATATTTGATGCTGATGCGTTGCTTGATTGCTCAATTGTTGGCGGCGCGGCGGCGTCAGTAAACATGACGCACCTCGAAGGCGAAACAGTTAAGATTATCCGCGACGGCATTGTTGAGCCGGATCAGACTGTACCCGGAACACCATTCACAGTGACATTTGCCACAGCGGCCTCTACAAGCCATCAGGTTGGCCTTAACTTTACGCCAGAGGTAAAGACACTGCCGGTTGAGCCAAACCTGCCCAGCGGCTCCCTAAAGGGCTTTAAGAAGCGCATCTTTGAGGTAAACGCCGAATTGTTTGAGACGCAATCGCTGACGATTGATGGCAAGCTAATACCGTTTCGGCAGTTCGGCACAGGCGTATTTGGTAGTGCCGTGCCGGAGTACACAGGCATCAAGACATTGCACGGCATTTTAGGGTATACTTACGATGGGCAAATAACAATCGGCCAAGAGGTTCCACTAAAGATGACCCTGCTTGGTATTGATTACAAAATTAGTATAGGGCAATAAGATGAGTGGATTATTTGCAGGGCCAGCCGCAAAAAAAGAAGCAGAGGCTTTAGTCAACCAAGCTGCTTTTACTAGAGTGCAGGCTAGGTCAGAGGTTCTTAAATACAAGCAGCAAGCCGTCGCTGTGATGGATAACATTCTGGCAACACAGGCAACCATCAACGCCCGCGCTGGCGCTGGCGGCATTGAGGCAAGCAGCGGCAGCGCAAGGGCGCTTGCCTTATATGCTCAGAAAAAAGGCGCTACTGAAATCTACAGCAGCCGCGATGGACAGATTATTGCGTTTGGAACTGGTGAGGCGCAAGCAATGCAATATGGTCTGCAAGCACAGGCCGGATTAAAACGCGCACAGGCCGAGGCTTTTGGCGCTGTATTGGATATCGGCTTTAAAGTCGCAACTTTAGGATAGGGCAAAATGGCAGAGCTACCCAGATATCGCCCATTAGGGGTTGCAATACCAACCGTGCCAAACGTCGACTTTGTGTCGGCTGGTCGTGCGCAGGGCGACGTTTATCGCAGCATTGGCAAAAGCGTCGATGTTATGGTTGATTATGTTTACAAAAGACAAGTCGCACAAACCAAGCGCGAGGCGGCAAAGTACGCATTTGAGAACCCGGTAACGGCAGAGCAAATCCAAGACGCAATTTCGCAGGGTCGTGACATTGAAGAAATCGTCGGCGATCCAGACACGATATTTGGCGCGGTGACGACTGCGACTGCCGCCCAGCAGCTTACGACTGAGCTTGAGATTAGAGCCAACAAAAAAATAGCAGAATATTCCGCTGCAATTAAGAGCGGCGGCTTATACAGCAATGAGCAAATAACTGGAATGCGCCGTGATTTAACGTCAATGATTGACGCTCACAGCGAACTTATTGCTGGGGTTGATGTAAACCAAGCCCTAAAATACAACGCTGCGGCAAATACAAGTGCATCAACCGTTTACAAGTCTGCTCTTGAAGCGCAGATGTCTATCAATAAAGCGGTTAAGATTGCTGCCGCTGATGAGTTTATGGAGAC